CCGACCAATTTCTCACGGACAACGAAGCTTTAACTTTTTCTAATTCATCTAGGTTCCAATATTCTGGCCATACAGGATTACCACTTGGTAAGATAGCTGGAAAAGAAATTTGTTTCCAAGTATCAGCTTTAGGTTCTGTTTGTGATTTTATAAGTCTTCCTGTTAAATCGTCCTCGGCCCAACGGGTCATTACTAAAACGATAGATCCACCTGGTTGTAATCTTTGTCTGGGTCCTGATAAATACCAATCAAAAGTTCTTTCCATAGCAGAATCTGACATTGAATCTTGTTCTGTATGTGGATCATCAATAATCAAAAGATCCGCCCCTCGTCCTGTTATAGAACCGCCAACCCCCGCTGCATAATATTCACCCCCATGATTTGTCTCCCAACGGCCTTTTGCTTTTGAATCTTCTCTTAGTTTAACATCTCCAAAGATCTCTTTATACTCTGGACTATCAATTAAATTTCTGACTTTTGCTCCAAACCTAGCAGACAACTCTGCGTTATGAGAAACTTGCATAAGTTTCATTTTTGGATTTTTACCAATCATCCAAGCGGGAAAATAAATAGAGGCAAATTCTGATTTTGTATGTCTAGGAGGCATATTTACAATAAGCCTGCCTTTTTTGTTTTGTGCTATTTCAGTAAACTCTTTAGCGATAATTTGATGATGCCCCCAATCATCTGGTTTTTTTTCAGTACGACAAATAAATTCTGGCCAAACGTTTTTTACAAAATATAAAAAGTTGTCCTGACATAGTTTTATATGTTGTATCCAAGTTTTCTCTAACTTCAAACGGAGTTGATCAGTCGTTAATAATTCAGTTGACTTATTCATTTTCGGTTTCAGTTGGGTCCCTTTTTTGTTGGGTCCCCTTTTTGTTTAACCATATACTACATGTATTCGTGATACAAGGCTAAGACTAAGATCGTTTTGTCTAGGCCAAAACGGTGGCAAAATTTTACAAATTTTTTTTCGTTTTTAAAAGTCGGTTGGTACCTCTATTGATTGTAATCAAGC